AGTTAATCAACAGATATTGGATTGGATTAAGGATAATGTACCAAGAAGTGATGCCACCAAGGGGTTGTGGAGCAATCCATCGAAAGTGGTAGGTATTGATTACCCAAAAGACAAAGATGGTGTTGGTGATATGGAAACAACAAGGGGAGATTGGCAACGTGGACAAAACTAAAAAAACACTAACGGCAAAGGAATTTGATAAGAAATATCCACATCTAAAAGACCATGCCGATTATAAGAACTATGGAAAGATTAGAAAATTATCGGTAACAAATAAAAGAATGAAATCGAGAAAAAGGTAGTAAATGAATCCTACTTTTGTTTGGTGGAAAGGGAAGGTCGAGGACAGGAATGACCCATTAAAGTTAGGTCGTTGTAAGGTACGTATACTTGGATACCATACAGACGATAAATCGGAAATTCCAACGGAAGATCTTCCCTTTGCCTATCCAGCAATGCCTATCAATACTAGACCAAGTGATTCACCTGTTGGCCCTGTAGAGGGTACATGGGTGATGGGTTTCTTTGCCGATGGTGAAAATGCACAGCAACCAATAATGACACATGTTATTGATGCTGGTTATAAAACAGCAGATGACCCAACACCTTCACCAGAAAGTCCAACATGGGGTAAATCTAAAATACCTGTTGGAGAAGTAAATACAAATCGGTTAGCAAGAGGTGAAACTGGTGATACTTATGTTAGTAATTACGAATCAGTAGGTTCTGTTACAGTTGCTGGTGATTTGAATAAATCATGGGATGATCCACAATTAGGTCATAGTGCAGAGTATCCATATAACAGAGTTGAAGAAAGTCAATCTGGGCATGTGCATGAGATAGATGATACACCAGACAATGAAAGAATTGCAGTTGCACATAAATCTGGTACACTTGATGTTATGAAACCGAAGGGGGATAGAGTTGCTAAGGTTGTAGGTGATAATTATTCTATTACGGTCAATAACAATAACATTTATGCAAAAGGTTCGGTCAATATAACTGCCGATTCAGATGTTAACATTAAAGGTAGAATTGTGAGATTGGAGGGGCAACAAGTGCGAATCAAGGGTGATTTAGGTGTATTACTAGAATCACCTGTGGGCGCATTTGTTTCTGCACCATTTTTAAGTACAGACCCAAAATTGGGTGGTGCGATAATGCATGGGGCAATTGGTTCACCATTTGTTGCTCCAGCTGGAATACCATCAGATGCCATGATGATAGATTTGCCAAGTTCGCAGTCTGGTTCTGGTTATGTTAGAACTAGTCCACCAATTAATCCACTGGCACTTGCAAGGGCAACTATTTTAGGTGGATTTATGGCAAAAAGAAATATGTTTCTTGGCCCTACTGAAACTGGTGGTGATATGTTATCGGGATTTAAGTTAAATTTTGATATTTTGGGTATGTTGAAGTTGCTAACTAAGTTGTTCAATCTAGTGGGTAAGGATACAAAACAAACATCCAGCAAAGACCCTACGGTTGGTGAAGAATATGCAGAGATGAAAAAAGAAATAGATAAATTGCTGGAAGATGAAAAGGAAGCGGTTGATGAGGAACTTGCAACTTTATTAGAATCTGAGGGTGGAAGTCTGGAAGTGGTTGATGCTGATGGGGTAACTCATACTGTTACATCTTTGGATGATGCTATAACTTTAGTGGAAAGTGGTAAGGTGTTAAGTTATTTACCAGATGATGAACCAGAACCAGAACCAGTTGATAACGTTGTACCTGTTTCAACTGAGACACCAAAAATAACAAATTGTTGTGAAACATGCGGAGAGGTAACTTGCGAATGCACCAGTTAATGAATTTAGATAAAGATGTTTTGAATGCTTTGGTTGTTCTTGCAGAGAAGAAAATTATAGAATACGATGCAGAAAAAAATGAAATTGTTATCAATATGGATGTCAACCTCAAAGTTAGGGGTAAATTTCAAGTTGATTGCGAGGAACATATGGTACTAAATAGTGGCAAGGGTATTGACCCTATTTTGAAAGAGCAATTTTCCATTTGGTTGAATCCAGTTGTAGATAGTGAAGGTGATTTTGTGGTTGGTGATGAGGAATATATTGAACAGAGTGAGATTGAATGGCCACAAATACGTTAGAATTTACACTCAAAGATGGTTCGACGCAAATACTTGACCTTTCAGTACTTGCGAACATATTATATATAGATTTGTATATGGAAGATGGTACTGTTTTACAAGTACCATTGAGATTTTTGCAATTGAGTACAGGTGAAGAATCATCATTAGCAAGTATTATTACGGCAATTATAACTGCCAATATGAACAATGATAATGTAATGCGTGAGATGGGTTATAGAAGCAATGATGTGATGGTTGCACCATTTTATGCAGATGATAGGGCATTAGAGAAATTAAAGTTTACTAAGACATTAGAATATAATATTCGTGGTCGTTCTGATGAAATAATTGAGTTGGTGAGTGGTAGTTTACCCAAAGGCATTTCGTTAGTAAAATCAGGTGATACGTATAAAATTGAAGGACATGCCACTGAAGATAATTTTGGGCATACAACATTAGTAGAAGTTGAAAAGTTGCATATGCAAAGGCAACTTGAATTTTTGAATATTAAATATACCAAGAGTTTGGATAGTGGTTCGGTTTTTAAAGTCGGTGATATAGTCATCGACCAAGCAACTAATAGTTTTTCTACAATAGCAAAAATTGAAACTTATGTAGTCGGTGAAGAATCCAGAACTAAGTTTGTGGTTAATGAATTTTCGGGTGAAACGGAAATTGTGACATTTGGTGATTATGAGGTGGAAGTTCCAACACCATTTGATTATTTTAATGGCAGAGTTGAATTCGATGAAAATATGATGCCTACTATCAAGGATGATTGGAGAGGTTCTTTTGTTTCGACCAACGGAGAAATTGCAGTATCTTTTGAAGATGTAAAACAGGTTATGCCAACAGAGGTATCATCTAAATTTGAAAAGGAATTTAGTTTTACTTTGGGATTAAGACCACCTGAGTCTACAGAATATACAGATACTAATGATTATACAATGAAGGTTAGGCAAAATTTTGATAGTGTTCGGGATAAATTGATACCATTGGAAGAATTGCCTATACAGACAGAATTTGATGCTGACACGGGTGATTCTTATGTTTACTACTTTGGTGATACTAATAAGTTTGTACCAGCGGCAACTTGGTATATGCCATTCAGAAAAACTACTGGTGATTCGGCAAATATTCCATTGACATCGGGTTTTATGAAATATGGTGAAGAAAGAATAGATGCTAGATTGGGATTTGAGTTTAGAACAAATACGGGTATCGTAAAGGAAATTGAATTACTATGAAAAACGAACCAATTGCAGTTTGGGGAAATATTGATAGTCCACATGGTGTTTATCTTCCTGGCCCTGCAATTCTCCCATCTGCACCATTTGGTTGGACACCGAAGGGGCCACCAACGACATCAAACCCAAATCCATTTTCGGCATCAGGAAATGTTAAAATTGGTGATGCTGAAAAAAATTTAGGAGTACATAGGCAATATGATGTTAGAGTACCACACATTCAATCGTCTTTGCCATTTTCACCTGAGTTATTTATAAATGCAGGGGCATATAATGGTGGTTTGTTGCCATATACGAAAAATGGTAGTAAAACAGTTAAAACTAACGGAGTAGAAACTGCTAGACGATACTCACCTGTTATTTGTTCTTCCAAAATCTTAACAGGAGTAGGGTCTGTTAAAATTGGAGCATAGGATATGAACTATTCAGTTACAGAAAAGAATACCACTAAATTTCAGAACAGGCAATTTATAGATCTGGATTTGAACTTCAAGAAAAATCCGATTACTAATGATATTGTATCTAAAAAGGGTCAAAATGCAATTAAGCAGAGCATAAAAAATTTGGTTTTGACACGGATTGGTGAAAAGTTATTTAATCCACTCGTTGGTTCTTACGTATACAATTTATTATTTGATAACATTGTACCAGAGACTACCATTGCATTACAGACTAGCATTGAGGATGTTATAAATACATATGAACCCAGAGCAATTGTAAATCAAGTAATTGTTGAACCAGACTCAAACAACAATGGATATTTAATTACATTGATTGTATCCTTTGTCAATTCACCAGAACCAACAGCAGTAGAATTCTTTTTAGAACGGTTGAGATAATATGCAAAATAGTAAATTACGAATTACCGAATTAGATTTTGATAAAATTAAAACCAACATAGTTGATTTCATGAAGAAACAGTCTGAATTCTCAGACTATGACTTTGAAGGTGCTGGTTTATCCGTCTTGACCGATGTTCTTGCCTACAACACACATTATATGTCTTATTATTTGAATATGGTTGCCAATGAAATGTTTTTGGATAGTGTTTCGCAACGTTCATCGGCAGTATCCATAGCAAAACATTTGGGGTATGTCACTACTTCTACAACAGGAGCAGAAGCAACGGTAACATTAAAATGTATTACTGCTGAAACTTCAATAGATAGCCCTGCCACCATAACTATACCTCAGTATAGTAAGTTTACTATAAAATTGGATGATGTGTCATATATATTTTACACCTTGAAGTCTTATACGGCTACTACAACAGATACAGGTGCGAATAGAACTTATACGGCAACTGGTGTTAAGTTGAAGCAGGGAAAACAGGGTACAATAGATTTTGTGGTCAATCAAACAGGATTTGAGGAAAAATATATCATACCAGTTGATAATTTAGATACATCCACATTAGTTGTTAAGATTAAAGATGCCGCTAGTGATGGTACATATGACCTTTGGACACTATACGAGAATGTAACTGAGTTAACTAGTACATCCAAGAATTACTTTTTACAGGAAGTCGAAGATGGGAAATATGAAATTTATTTTGGTGATGGTGTTCTTGGGGAAAAATTAACTCAGGGTAATGTGATTACAGTTGAATATTTGACCAGTGAAGGTGCTTCAGCAAATGGTGCAGGGAATGATACAGCAAATCCATTTGTAATTGCAACACCTTTATCTTACACCAGACCAGATGCTGGTACTACGGGTACAGTTACACCTACTGTAGAAGCAACATCGTCTGCAACGGGTGGTACAGTTGCCGAAACTATTGAGTCTATTAAGTATAATGCACCGAAGGCATTTAAGACCCAAGAACGTGCAGTTACACTTGAAGATTATAAGTCAATGGTGATTAATAAGTATACAAATGCCAGTTCAGTTTCTGTTTGGGGTGGAGAGGATAATGATCCACCTGATTATGGAAAGGTCTACATTGCAATTAGACCAGTTACAGGTTTGACTTTGACTGATGTATCAAAGGAAGATGTTAAAACTATTTTGAATAAGTATAAGGTATTGGCAATAGTTCCTGTTATAGTTGACCCTGACTATACATTTGTAATTGTTGATACTACGGTCAATTACAATTCAACTACATCATTGATTCCAGCAGATACCATTAAGGAAAATGTTACTACGACTATAAAGAATTACAATAATAGTACTTTGAATAAATTTGGTACGATATTTAGGTATTCTCAGTTGGTAGGGTTGATTGATGATACTGATACACCAATCCGAAGCAATGTAACCAAGATTAAATTGAAAAAACGAATTAAACCAACACTTGGAAAGATACAAGGTTGGGTTGGCAAGGATACATTGAAATACGGAAGTGCAATTGTTAAGGGATCGGTTACATCGGATGAATTCACAGTTTGCAATAACATATCTTACGGTGGGAATGTGATATTTACTGACGATAGTAAGGGTGTGATAAATTTGACTTCTGGTGGAACGATTATTTTTGCGGATGTGGGTACAGTTGACTACACAACGGGTAAGATAACCATTTCGGGTGTTGCGGTTGATGTCATTGCGGGCGGTACGGAGTACGTTTATATAACTGCCGATGTTGATGAAGCAGATGTCAAACCAGTAGCAAAACAAGTAATTACTATTCAAGATGCCGATATAACGGTAACGATGGTGGAAGATGTTACATAAGGATAAAATACAACGGAAAATATCACCGTTTATACACTCACAACTACCTTTACATTTAGATTTACACTACGATAAGGTTGCGGATGGGTCGATTTCTGTCTTTGGTCGATTCATGCAGTTGTATTATGAATGGTTAGAGACTTCATATGATGCCACTATTGACGACTTCAAGTTTCAATCCATCCAACAAGTTAGTGATATGGCCATATCTGATTTACATGCAGAGAATGGGAATGTTTATGACCGCCTGGTGCGGTTAGAATCCTTTAGGGATGTTGATAACACAATATATACATTATTACAATACATCAAATCAGAATACAATCCAGATTTACCTAGCAACACTTATGCAGATGACCGAAAGTTAATCAAACGAATTAAAGAAATATATCGGGCAAGGGGAACTGAGTCGGTATTTAGTATATTTTTCCGAATTTTATATCAAAAAATTCCAACTGTTATATATCCAAAAGATTCCGTATTTACATCAAGTGATGGGGATTGGAAAAATACTAAATCAATAAGAGTGGTTGCAAGTGGAACCATAACTAAAGATGACCATACATCATTTAAAGGTTACTATATCGTTGGGTTGACTTCTGGTGCAAAGGCCGTAGTCGAAAGTGTTCATGTTGGAAATATTGGTTCAACCATAGTTACAGATTTATTTTTAGACATGGAAACTGGAATAACAGGTACTTTTGGAGCAGATGAAATTGTTGTGGTGGAGACAAATGAAGGTTTTGCTGTTAATAAAACTGGAACAACGACACAACTGCAAGCAAAAATAAAACCATCGGCACAAGGTGTAACATTCACCGATAAAGGAACTGGTTACTATTTGGATGATGTAGTTACATTGGCCAATGCTCAAGAAACTACAATGGTTGTTGAGAAATTGTCAGAGGGGCAAGTTGAAGAATTTTATACATCTGGAATTGTTAATGGTGATGCTGGAACTGAGGTCAATTTTGTCAATGATTATTTAGAAGTTTATGGTATAGAAGGAACATTTGCACAGAATGATACATTAACTGGTTCGGTTAGTGGTGCAACTGCAACATTGAGATTCATTGATGGAAATAGGTATTGGATTGATGGCATTTCGGGTACATTTAAGACAGACGATAGTGAACAAGGAGAATATGTTGCTGAAGAAATTACTAGTAGTGCAAAAAAACTTCGAGCAGATAGGTTAGTTTCAATTGCAGATGTTTCTGCATCGGCAACAGTTATAGGGGCTAATAGTGTTGATGTTAATTCTGGTGGGGTTTATCGAGGTGTACCCAAAGCATATTTAACTGGAGCAACAATTACAACCAAGTTAATAAAACCATATAGTACCAGTACTGGTGGGATAGATTCTGTCAAAGTAATTTCTAAAGGTCTTGCAGATAGTACGTCAACAGTTTCATTCAGAACACATGACCCACATTTGCCATTAATTCGGGCAACTGGTACAGTTACATATGGTGCTTTAGTAGATCATGGTGGTTCACTTGGAAAGGAAAAATCAAATGTTAGTGGTGAAACTTACATACAAGATTTGGATTATTATCAATGGTGGTCATACAAAGTTAGGGTATCAGAAGATCCTAACAAGTGGAGAGGACAACTAAATAAGTTTGCACATCCAGCAGGGATGCGAGTATTCACCGATTTTACTATTGATTCTACGTCTACATCATCACAAACCACATCAACAACGGTAACAAACGCATAGGAATAAAAACATGGGAACACTTTTAACGAGGAATTACAAATATAGAACTGCAAAACAGTTTATGGAATTGTTTTCTAGCAATTCACATCGAGTCTATGCTGTTATTGGGAATACTACTGCTGGTCAAAGTGCATCTACTCCAACGGAAAGTTTTTCCAGTGATATTTCTTTTTGGGATAAATTAGCAGGGGTAAAGAGAGTTACTGGTTCTGATGTTTCTATGGTAGTTAATCATGGGTCTGGTTCTTCTCTTAAGAAAATAGAAAATGGTGTTAGTTTCACACCATATAACCATACATTAGATTTATTTGGCACACCAACAGAGTTTTTGGGATATACTGATGATGGTACGACAGTTAGAGTTTGGAAGTGTTTGTTTAATGGTTCTGGTGCAACTGTTTCTGATGTACCTATAGCATCTGATGATAGTAATACAGGGGTTTTTATACAAGATGATGGTTATCATTGGAAATATTTGTATTCATTTGCTGAAACTAGTGTTTTTAATACTGATGATGTAGGTTTTAGGTGGATGCCAGTAGAATCATTGCAGTTGAAACCATCAGACGCACAATTGTTGAAACAGTGGAATGTACAGGCAGCTGCAGTAGATGGTGCAGTTAATTCAATAGTGCATAATAGTTCTAATTTGTCAAGTTATACTAATGGTCATGCTGTTACATTAACGGGAGATGGCACAACTGATTTTGCTGGTGTTATAGCGGGTAGTGGTTCAACAAAGTATGTGAATATTACTAATGCTGGTGTTGGTTATCGAAGTGTAAGTCAGGTTAAGGTTAATGATACAGTGGAATCCAGTTTAACAGCAATGATTTCACCAATTAGTGGGCATGGGTTTGATGCAGAAAGGGAAGTTGGTGCAAAGGATTTGATGGTTTCATGTCAAATAACTGATTCGGATATTGCGGTTTCATCTGTTGCTCGATATGCAACGGTAGCATTGATATTAGACCCAATACTTTCAGGTAGTTCACAGGATGATATAACAACATCGGGTACAAGCATAGCATCGGGTACAAGGGTAAGTGGAACATCGTATTTACAAGCAGAGTTACTAAAATACTCTGGACAGATTCTGTATGTTGACCAACGAGCAACAGTAACTAGGAATGCAAGCAATACAGATACAATAAGACTAGTCATTCAATTTTAGAAGGTGGAATAGAAATGGCAACTAAAGATTTTAATATAAGTCCTTACTATGATGATTATGATTCATCTAAGGGATTTCATAGGGTACTTTTTAAACCCAGTTTTGCAGTACAGGCAAGAGAATTAACCCAACTGCAAACCATATTACAGAATCAGGTTAAGAATTCTACAGAGGTAAGGAATGGACAGGCATTAACACCAGGCGAGTTAATTCTTGATACAGATCTTTCTTATGTAGCCCTAACAACCGATTTATCAGGAACAGATACTATTAGTAATATAGTGGGTACTGTTATTGGAACTAGTGATGGTGTTTATGCTAGGATTGTGTCTGCAACGAGTCGGGAATTGTTACAGATAAGCAATGATGATACTTTGACTATATGGGTTTCTTATTTGAAAAGTGGAGCAACGAATACCATATTTGCGAATGCAGATACATTATATAAAGTTTCAAGTGGTTCGACATTGGATACGTCCAGTACTTGGAATACAGTAGGTTTACATACAAGTGCTAATAATCCATCTACTGTTATTGGTACTGGTTCTGCTGTGCATGTTAAAGCAGGGGTTTACTATATCAACGGTTATGCGGTTGAAGTTGCTGAACAAACATTAATCCTAGACAAATATACCACCACACCTTCATATAAAATAGGATTTGATGTTGCCGAAAGCATAATAACCACTACTGATGATTCCAGTTTGAACGATAATGCAGTTTCATCTACCAATTATCAGGCAGATGGTGCAGACCGATTTAAAATTTCACTTACACTGGCAAAGAAATCACTAACAGCTACTACCAGTGTGAAATTTATCGAGATTGCCGAAGTTGTGAATGGAAAGTTACATAAGAAAGAAAAGGGTATTGAACGTACTAAAGGGTATAAAGTCATTTCTGGATTTGACTATGAGTTGCGTGAAAATAAGTCTACCATGATCGATGCTAACGGATTGTTAGGTACAGATTCCAGTGGAAGTAGTGACAAAGTTTCTTTTGGAGTTAATACAGGTGTCGCAAGTATAGACGGGGTAAGGACTAAATTAGAGAAAAAAACGTTTTTGGCATTAAACAAGGCAAGGACTACTGAAAACTCCACTGCTGATGTTTCTGCCGCCGCAGACATTGGAAATTATGTTATTACCGATGGGGGTATAGTTGGAAATTTTGCATCAGCAGATAATCAACGAGCAGTATTGAATTTCTCACCAGCAAGTTCTGGTGTGCCATTCCCTCTGGTAAATATGAAAGATTCATCGGCATTTATTGGTACAGCACGAATCCGAAATATAGAACGATTGGGTAATGAATTCAAGGTCTATTTATTTGATATTAGTATGAATTCGGGTAAGAATTTGGTTAATGTCAATGAGTTACATGTATGGACATCATCATCTACACCATCAGCAACTAATAAACTTTGTGATTTGAAAACTGAACAATCAACAGCAACTGTAACCACACATGGTGTTGATGATACTTTGACATCATTGAAGGATACAGGCAAGAATACATTACTATATGAGATTGGTAAAGGCATAACAGAATTTGATACTACAGTTGTTGTTAGTGCTACACGTCAAACCTCAGTAGTTAGTGCATCTGGTACTACATTAACAGTAGCGGCAAATGCTAATTCTACCTTTGATGCTGATACTACGAAGATTTTGGTTTATGGAAATGATGGAATCAAGAACAAGATTTTTGCCGATAGCGAAATAACAACTACCTTAAATGGGGCAAAAACATCGGCAAGTATTGTGGGAGCAACATTCCAATCAGGAGAAAATTACACAGTCTTTGCTACGGTTTCCAAAAATACATCAACACAAGCAAATAAATCGTTATCACATCAATCTGATGTCTTTACTACCAAGACATCGGTAGAAGTTTCTACGTTGGCATTGACTAAGGCAGATATTATTCCAACACAATGGAAAGTGTATATGTCACCAGATTTTGGAACGGCTGCATTATCTAGTCATACCGATATTTCAGATAGGTATACAATGGATACGGGGCAACGTGATAATTTTTATGCATTGGGTGCATTGAAATTGAAAAGTGGTAAATCTTATCCTACGGGTAGAATAACTGTTGCTTATTGGTATTTTGTAATATCAGCAGGGGATTACATTTCAGCATCATCCTATCCTACAACTACGGATAGTAACACTACGGCAAATACAAATTATAGTGTAACTGATTCTTATGGTACGTGGGTTTGGGCATCTTTGCATGATGGTGTACAAGAATTTAAGAATGGTGATATTCCAACTTACACTAGTGATACCACAGGCAGAAAATACCGATTAGGTGATTGTATAGATTTGAGAAGTTGTAAGAATGATAATGGTGTCAGTAATTCAGCATTTTCTGGTTCTGGTGCAATTGCCATACATCCACCAGAAAGGGCTGTTGTTGGTGGTACTGGTTCGGATTTCTATTTGGGTAGGATTGATATTGTCTATTTAGATACCGAAGGAAATCTGAGAGTAGTTGAAGGTGTTGAAAGTAGTAATCCATCACCACCAAATGCACCATATTCTGGTGTGCCATTGTACATTGTTAAGTTTATGCCTTACACATATGGAACGGATGATATTGTAGTTCAGAAATTCGGTGTTGCTGAATATGATGATTTTGCTTATTTTAGTGCATTATCTGCACTGGAAAATTCGGCAGAAAATTACAATATAGGTGTTGGCAGAATACGAAGAAATGTTTTTGTTGACCCATTTGTGGGTCATGGATTCGGTGATTCCACTGATGCAGACCATAAAATTTCGATTGACCCAATGAACAATGAACTGAGGCCACATTTCCATGAAGATGGTTTGGCAATGGAAGTTTTTTCTTCTGATGCACAAACTGATTTGGTACATAATAGTAATTTAGTGACATTTCCATATAATGATGAAACTGTTACAAAGGTATCTGAAGTTCAGAACTTGGATTCTAGTTTAGATTTGAAAGTCAGAACAACTGAAGTTTCTACTTATCAGGGTGTTGTTTCGGTGGGGTATGATAAATGGAAGTCTATTGAATCTAGGGAGAATATCAGATATAATCGTAATGGTGCATGGGATTCCATAAAATATTTAGATGATTCTTCTAAAACACAAGGAACAGTTTGGAATGAATGGGAAACTCATTGGACAGGTACTAAAAATAATAATTTCCAAGACCCAAGTTTTGGTATGTCATATAATGAGTTACCAAAATCACCTGCTCTGCCTAATAGTGCTAGTTTATTGAGCAAGAAAATCGGTGATAGTGATTTAGGTACACATTATGTTCCTTATGTTAGGTCACAAACTATAACAATTACAGTTGAGGGGTTGAAACCATTGACTAGCATTTCAACTATCAAGTTTGATGGAATTGATATAACTAGTTCATTCACCACACCAAAAACTGATGCTAATGGAAAATGGACTTCTTCATATATAATTCCTAATGTCGATGAGGGGGTTGGTTCAACGAAATTCCAAACAGGTAGCAAACAGATTATAATTGAAGGAAACCAATCATATGCAGAAGGTTACTATCATGCAGTTGGGCATGTGGATACTGATGGCTTGGCAACACGTCCATTTGATAAGTCATGGGATGCACAAACTGCTGAATCGGTATCACAAGGTATAGAAATTTTTTCTGAATGTTTTGTAACTAGTTTGGATTTATATTTTTCGGCAGAAGATGCTGATTTTACTAGACCAGTTATAGTTCAATTGCGAACAATTGAAGATGGTAAGGTTAGCAATAACGTATTGCCATATTCGACTAAATCTGCATTGGCAACTGGAATTAATATTGATGGTACTGCAACCAATTTCAAATTTTCCAATCCTGTTTATCTCAAGAAAGGAAAATATGCTATTACTATTATTACACCAGCAACTGAATATACAGTTAAAGCATTGGATGTAGAAACTCAAAAAGGTTCAAATGCACTTGGTGTTGATAGTATGTATTTGGGTACGGATAAAGTCAATGATAAAATTCTGAAGTTTACACTTAATCGAGCAAAGTTTAATCTGAGTGGTGGAACAAATAATATTATTTTACAAACTAAAGATACTGCTAAAGCATTGATTAATAATCCGTTTTATACTACAACATCATCAGAAAATCGAATTACAGTTACGCAGCCAGGGCATGGGTATGTTGTTGGTACTACATTGAGTTTTAGTGGGGTTAAGGGTAGTAGTGAACAAGATGTGTTGATGAATAGTGGTAGTGGAAATTATACAGTGGGTGAAGTTATATTTTATGGTTCTGGTTCGTTTAATTATGGAAGTGCATGGGGTAAAGTAATTTCATGGGATTCTTCTAAATTTATTTTAAAAGTTGCTTCCATTTCTGGTGTATTTGCTTCCACCAATCAGATTACGGGTGTGTCTAGTGGAACTTCAAGAACTGTTTCTAGTACTGCTGGTGCTGTTAATACAGTAAAACGTTTACATGGTGTTGGGATAGGTGTTCCATCTGGGTTTGATACTTATGTTAATGGTAGTGGGTATAGTTCTAATAGTACTACTGTTGGTGTGGCAACATCTTCTGCTGGTAGTGGAACAGGGTTGCGTGTTAATACGACTGTTGATGGTAGTGGTGGAGTCACAAATGCAACAATAGCATTTAGTGGTTCTGGATATACTGATAATGAAGTGATTACTATTGCTGGTGGAAATGGTAATGCCACTTTTCAAATTAATGGTGTTACAGGTATGAATGATGATACTTTTACTATTGATTCTGTCACAACAGATAGTTATGTGATTAAAAATGATACAACGGCATTTACAGTTTATCAGGATGGGTATCCATTGGGTGAAACTGATGTTGTGGTTGATAGTCCAAGACGTAGAGCAGATTTGATAAATTACACAGGTGAAGAAATAATTCCAAGTGGTACTAGCATTTCCTATCAGGAAGCAGTTACTAATGATATGGCTGGGGCAACTAATGTTGGATTGAATTCTAATGTGGATTATTCTGTTTCATCACAGTTTATACAGAAATTCTTGAAGGCATTATTCACTGGTGATAGTACTAATGATAGGGTTTCACCAGCAATTGATGTCAGCTCTCTGAATGCTATTGTAATTGCCAATGCAGTTGATTCTGCTGGAACTTCTTCTTATATATCGAGGAAATTGGAATTGGAAGAAAGTGCTAATTCGGTTACAGTGGCATTTGATGCTAAAACATCTAAGGGTAGTGGTATTGATGTCTATGTTAAGACTTTGACTTCGGCGGGAAATGCTAATTTTGATACAGAAAGTTGGGTACAGTTGACACAACAAACAGCAACTGCCGATGGGGATTCCTCGATATTCACTGAATATGTTTATAACAAAGATGGCATGACAGATTTTTCTGTAATTGCAACTAAGATTGTACTGACAGGTAGTAATTCGGCACGACCATCACGAATTAAAAATCTGAAAGTGATTCCAAACTATAAAGACCCATCATTGTTACCATTACAGACATTATCGTTGGCATTATCGAAGAATGCAGTTAGTGCAACTTCATTCAATACTACTACAATTACGGAAATCACTACAGATTTTGTGGTAGAAACGGCAATAGTTTATATAACGGATGCAGTTAATGCAGCTACTAGTGCAGTTATATCATCTGGTGAAGGTGCTGTTGAGTTGTTACGTGGAGCAGATGGTAAGGTTACACCATTGGAAACGGGTACGAATACAGGTTGTACAGTTAGGTTCAAATC